TTAGGCGCCCTTGAACGGAACGACGTTTTCGAGCTCGCGCTTCACGCCGCCGGCGTCGCGGAAGGCTTTCCAATCAGCATGGTGGGCCGCGCAGTAATGGACGTCAGGGGCAACTTCGGTTGAGCAGTGTCGGCACAGGCTGCGATCGCAGGTTTTGCCATCGCCAACCGGGTAATCGCACAAGTTCGCCGAGACATCGCCGCATCCAGAGCAGTGCGGTCCCAGGTCGCCGCAGATATGGCCCCTTGGGTTACGGTTTTCGTCGTACAGCGTGTAACAGCTCATCGCGGCCTCCTTGCGATCAGGTAGGCCATGTACATCAGGGGCAGGATCATGGCGCCACCTGCTTGCGGTAGCCGGCCTCTTCCAGCGCCCTGAACGCTTCACTCACGTACGCATCCGGAGTTCTTCCGGTAGCATCTTGGTAAGTGCGCGACATTACGGTCAGTCGATCCTCACGCTCTTCCGCTGCGATCTGCTCCGGCGTGCGGGCCGGGCGGAATGAAACCTCTAGGCCAAAGTGTGCCCACTCATCGCCGGTTTCTTCGAGGCACATGATTTTCTTGTGGCCGTGGGCGGTGACCGTGACGCGCTGCCAACTGCTTCCTTCGTTGTCGTGGAACCTTCGTTCGCACACCGTACCTACTGGCGGGAGGCCTGTGCCGTCCCATTCCCCAGGGCGGGGTGTGATGTACTGCACCTGCCCATGTGTGAAGTTGTGCCGGTGATCGCCGGTGCCGCCGCCATAGGGATAGGCGCGATCCTCGGCGCCGACGACAGCGTACTGGTCCATGTTGATCCACACCTCGGTAATGCCGTGGTGGGCCACAAGGCCGTGACCGTCTGCCCACTCAGGCGCTTTGCTCCAATCGATCTTGCTCACAGCTCATACCTCTCATCAATCCAGCGCCCAGGCGCCAGTGCGGGTGTAGGTTCGGGTTGTGTTTCGTGCGGGGAGAGCTGGCGCTGGTCGCCGGCCACTTGCGGCAGCCAGACCTTCACGCAGCTGATGGCGGTGTTCCCCAGCGAGTTCATGACGTAGCAGACGACGCCGCGGGGTTTGTCCTCGAAGGACCAGACCCCTGAGGGGAGCTCGTTTGCGCTGGCGCCGGTGGCCAGCAGCAGGAGGCATAGGGCGAGGCGGGTCATGGCTTGAACTCGACTGCCGGAGTAACCTGTCGTGCGAAGTCGAGCACGCTCTGCGACCATTCCTCGCCCACGCCGTCGTCGAAGGCGAAAAGCATGCCGCCCAGCGCTCGCCGAAGGTCTTTAAGTTCGGTAATGAGTCCTGCAATCGCCGCAGGGTCAGCCAGGACCAGGTAGCACTCATCGGCCCCCAGCAGGTCGGCATCCTCGACCATTCCCCTCCAGCCGTGGGAGCGGATCACATCCTCGGCAGCGGCCTTGGCGGCGATATGCAGGGCTTCCAGATCGATGGAGTCGAGAGCAGTTTTTTCTACAGGCACGGTCGTTCCTTGGCCGCCATATCGCGGCAGTAAGTTGTACAAGATTTTGTTTTGGTACAAGAAAATCGGCCGGTGGTCCGATTCAGTTCTCAAAGTGCGGAATTGCGATTGCGTGCCCCTTCGCTTTCGCTATGGTGAAAGTTCACCCATCGCATACAACTAAAGTCGTAGGAGACGGCATGAGAATTCGCGGTGATGTTTTTTGGGATTGGGCAGACCCGACGTTGCACCATCGCACTCACGTCGAAACGCTCAGTGACGGCACCTTCATAGACGTGCAGGTGCGCCTGTCGCGAACTGGTACAACCCAGATGTTCATCGGTGTGTACGCACCTAGCGGCATGGCCATCCATGAGGAGGCCTTCGATTCTCGACCAGGTGAGTCGATGACCCGGGCACTCGCTTGGGGTGTAGGTCGCGCTCGCCGCATTGCTGTGGAGGGTGTATCTGCTGCTGATCGTCTCGCCGCATTGAGGTAGAGGGGAGAGGGNATGGCCATCCATGAGGAGGCCTTCGATTCTCGACCAGGTGAGTCGATGACCCGGGCACTCGCTTGGGGTGTAGGTCGCGCTCGCCGCATTGCTGTGGAGGGTGTATCTGCTGCTGATCGTCTCGCCGCATTGAGGTAGAGGGGAGAGGGGTTACAGCGGGGTGGGTCTTACGGCTTGCACTCCAGGGCGGCGCGGGCTTCCTCCTGATCAACCCACCAGTCAGGCTTGCGATTGGTGCGCATGTCAAAACGATCGTGGCCACATTTGGGGCATGGGTTGGTGCTGAACGATTTTACGCCCTCCATGTGCTGTTGATGATGACACTTGCTGCAACGAATCCATACGTTCATGGGTTTTGCTCCGCGTGGCGTGTGACGATAGTACACTGCGAAGTGTCAGACTCTTCACAGTAATCCCTTTCAAACCATCCACGAATGGAATACTGGAAACGGCATTTTTGCCTGGTTCCGTTTTTGCGTGGCCGTGAGAGCTGCCAATGCTTTACCCGTATCATGCATTCGTCACCTTTCAGGTCAGTGCTTTTCAACTCTCGCCCGTCCCAGGTGCAGTCAGCTCCAAACACAATTTGATGCTGCGCGCCACGGAGGCCTGCCTGGATAATTCCAAGGCTGCGGGGGACTATCTGGCCCTTCTTGAAATGCTTCATGGATTTAACCCTTCTAACTCAGCATCCATTAAAAAAGCAGGAGTACTAGGCATCTCGCCGTTCTTTTCTGCAATTGCGCGCAAGACTTCCTGTTCAAAATCCTCGCCATAAGGCGCCATCCATAGGCTTTCACCCTTGTGGTAGGGGCTGCCATCGAGATATACCATGCCTTTAAGTCGATACCCCCTAAAATCTATTGGTGGCTGCCCAGTACAATGCTGAGCATCACAAACAATCACGTAGCCCGTTTTTGTTGGCAACACCCACGAATCTCGCCCGAACTTCACTAAGTGCTGCAACCTCCGCTTCGAGCACCGGAGCACGCGAGTTGGAATAATGCTGCCACGCTTGAAGAATTGGGCGCGGCTTTTGATTTTTTCGTACTCGTTCATGATTTCAACTCCAAACGTCCGAAGGTGTATGTTTTCCCGTCGATAACCAACGTGTCGCCTTGGTTGTAAATCAGTCCTGAGCGGTAACCTATTCCAGCTGAATCCGGCCCTCCTACAAGGAAGACACGGTAGGAAGTGTACTTAGGTGCGGATTCAGGTAAGCCCTTATCCAAGTGGATATGATACTTGGGGTCCCTGGGTTTGTAGTTTTCGTACTTCCAACCCGTAATCTCCAAAGTTTCTCCCATCTTCGCCCCGGCAGGTGTCGACGCAGCTGGCGGGCCGTAATGCGCAAGACTTTCTGTCGCCTTAGCTGACGGGCCACGGTGGGATAGATCATGGAGAATACCGAGGCCCGGCGCGCTCGGCTCTGCGCTGGCTGATAAGGCATCGATCTTCTTAGCCAAGTCATTCCAGGCTGGATCATCTTCGTACAGCCCCTGGCGGATGTTTTCGCGGCACTCTCCCAGCAGCGCCTGTGCCTCGGCCAGCTGGTCTTCCAGCCCCGAGACCTTGTTGGCCGATCGGTCGTATTCGCCCTTGGCCTCACCCAGTTCATTGCGCAGCCGCTCAACCTCCCGATACAGCTCGGTCTTCTCTCCTGCCATTTCCATTCGGCGCTCGATATGGCGCTCAACCTCGCCAGGGTCGGCGTAAGGGTAGAGCGCTCTTGTTTCCTGCATTCCAATTTCGTGAAGCCATTTGTTGCAACTCGCCCAAGCACCTTTTGGTGTGCGCACCTGGTAAGCCACCGGATAACCCTGCACCGGCCGGCTATACAGCGGCCCCAGCTTGGCGATTTCGTCGAGGCAGGCGTTCCAGCCGTTGCAATGCGCTTCGGGCAGATTGTCGAAGTCGTGAGGATGCATATTGGCGGGCAGCGGCACCGGCTCGCCCTGGGGCTGCTCGGCAGGCGCCGCCCTGGTCATAGGCCCCAGCCCAACAATCGGCAGCCCAGTCGCCGCCGCATCCGTCTCTGCCTCTTCTTTGGTCCACCAGAAGGCAGTACCAACCATCCAGGCTATTGGCTCGGGGTGGGGCTGTGTGGTGGGGTTGGCGCTATTCCAAACGCTGAGAGTTGGCGCCGTTGCGCCGCAGCTTTCACACTCAGGTCCGCGCATACCGTCGCCGCGCAGCCATCCTTCGGGATCAACCCGTCCGGCGCAGAACGGGCACGGCAGGTTCTCTGTGTTGCTGGATCTGTTGTCTGTGGGCATGGGTAACTCCGGATCAGGCTGCCTTGTGGCTTTCGGGTGTCCAGTCGGCCCAGCCAATGAGGGGCATTCTGGTCTTGGGGTTGAGGATCTTCTTGCCCTTCTCATCGAGCAGGGCTGCTTTGCAGCGGATCTTGAGGTCGCGGCATGCGCCGGCGCGCTTGGCCAGATCGATGAACTGCTGGGCGTGCTGTGGGGTATCGAATAGCGCACTTAGCTGTTTGACCCGTTCGCCCGCCATCGTGGCCTCAGCGTTGCGCTTGACCGCTTCGTCCCACTCGGCGGGTGAAAGGTCCACGGGGGGGGGCAACCGATCTTTCCGCTGGGGCGTGTGGTCCTGGTCTTCTTCTTTGCTTCGGCGAGTGCCGCGCTCGCGGTCATGCCGAACACTGCGAATGTGCTCATGGTGATCTCCATTGCAGGCGCCGCCCTCGCCGGGGAGGCGTTATCGTTGAATAGGGGAAGGCGCTGGCGGGCAGCGCCGGAGTGTCAGGCTGCGATCGGGAACTGCTTGGCCAGGCCCTGCTGAACTGCGGCGATGATGCGGCAGAGGTAGTCCCAGTCAGGGTTGCGCTCCATGGCGTCGGTCGGCAAGTTCCACCAGTCATCACCGAACACGCGGTGCATGAAGTCGCGATGGGCGCCACCGCACTCATCGAGCGAGCTGGTGTGGCGAACATCCTCGGCCTCGTCGAACAGGCTCCTGGCGTCTTCTGCGTCCAGGTCCCGATCACGCCGCATTTGCACGATCACTTTCCGCGCTTTGTCGGCCAGCGCTTCAGCACTGAACCGGCGAGAGCTCAGCGACCGGTCGAAGTAGCCGATGATGTAGGCGTCGTGCAGCTTGCAGAAGAACTGGCCGATGGTCAGGCCATCCCACATGCCGCCCCAGTAGGCGTGCCAGGTCTTGTCGTAGCAGCTGACGGTGATCTTGCCCTTGCATGGCTCGTAGTCTTCGAGGTAGACGCTGATTGGGTCCAGGCCTTCGGCGCCGGTGATCAGCAGCTTGGTGACGGTCGAGATCTCGACGTTCATGTTGTACTTCGGGCATGCGCCGCCCTCCGTGGCCGGATGCGGCATGGTGGCAATTTGGTTTTGGATGGGGTATTACGGGTGACCGGCATGTTGCCGGACTACAAGGAGTTGAAAATGAGCCAGCAACAAGCGCAATTGGACGCCTTGGAACATCTGCTGATTGGAATCCTGAAAGCCAGCGGATCAAGTATTCCGAGCAAAGCAGTGTTTGAAAAAGCTGAAAGCTCGCTCATGAGCGAAAACGGACCGCCAGGCACGGACGAAAAGACTGCTGCGCGCAAGTATCTGGAGCACCTTAAGCAGCAGTTCTAAGTGTGGTCAGAGCAAATTCGTAGCGCCTCGCGTGCTCGGAACTGCTCGAGCTTCCGCGCCACAGAAGGTGATACCTTGATTTCGTGGCGCGGAGGTTCAAGCATCGGCAATGCACCGCCAGGTCCAAGCCCATGCAGGTGATGAATCATCAGCGTCATCGCCTCGCCCTGTTCCTCGATCCCGGCCCACTCCATCAGCTCCAGCAGAGCCTGTTTAGTCCCTGGTCGAACCTTCAAGCGCAGGTCTTCTTCCTGCAGGCGCTCGGCCTTGGCCCTGCGCTTCTCGTCACGCTGCTGCTGCGTCAGAGCCATCATCGCCTCCATTGCGCACAAAGCGGGTGCCCGGCCCGATGTCGAGCAGGTCGCATACCCGGTTGATGATCTTGAGCGCGGCGTCAAACACCTTGGCGTCGTCCGGCTCGCGGGCCAAGCGCTTCATGTTCGGCTGGTGCTCGAGGCACACTTTGTCGACCAGGCGCCGGGCCAGCCTGCGCAGATGGTCGGCGCTGTCGTGCTCGCGCAGGCTCGGGGCGAAGGCCAGGGCCACGTCGTCAGGCCGGTATTGGCCGCCGCTGCGGGTGTTGTACAGCTTCTTGACCGGCCGATTCATCCAGGCCGGCAGGGTTACCACTCCAGAAGGTGCTTTCTGCATGTCTGTGCTCCGATAGGCCGCTGGGCGGCAGGTGGAACTGTTCTTGTCGCCGGCGCTGGCGGACCTGGGCGTTCAGATTGGACCGTCGCATCGCTTGCCCTCAGCCTTGGGGTAGTCGACGCCAAACAGGTGGATGACGCGGCAGAATTTTCGATCCGAGATACCCAACCTGGCCTTGGCCTGGGACCGGTTCAGGCCCTCGTCGCGCAGCGCTGCAATCTGTTGGGCCAGCGCTTTGTCCGCAGCAGGGTCTGCATAGGCCCTTTGCTTTTCGCCATGGAAACGGCGTGGGTCAGGCTGGAAGGCAAAGCCTCCATCTTGGGCTGCTCGGTACAGCGTGCTTTGTGCCAGGCCGGTCCGCTCCATGGCTTGGGCATAGGTCATGGTCTTGGCCATTTCGCGAAGTTCGGCCAGCTGCTTCTGGCGCTTCAGTTCCTTCATGCCCAAAGGCTTCGGCTGCACGGCGCGCACCTGCTCGATATCGCGGTGAGGTCGGTGCGGCACATACTGATAACCGTCAAGCACGATGATGCTGCCTCCAGACGCAAGGAAGGCCGCTTTTGCGGCCTCCAGGTCGATTGATGGGTTCATGCGCACCTCACTTGATGCGAATCGAGCTCTCGCCGCGCTCAAGATGCGCCCAGCCTGGCTCGGGGATCAGTTCGTGTTCGCAGTTCTCGCCGGCGGCCATGCGCTGGCGGACTGCCTCGTTGTGCTCGCGGTCGGCCTTGAGCTTTGCAGCGATGGCGTTCTTGTCCGGCGCGATCTTGGTCTGCACTGATGTCAGGTCGTCCGGCACCGCCTGCTCGTTGTCGACGATGACTCGCTCCTTGCCGGTGACCAGACTGATGGTGAACAGCGGGCGTTTGATCGACTTGATGTTGGCTGCATCCATGTTGCGCCGCAGGTAGTCGGTGATCGCGGTCACGCTGTTGGTCTTGATGCGTTTAAGCTCGCTCAGTCGCTCGATTTCAGCGTCGATCGCACCGATATCACCCTCGATGTTCCGGCGCAGCATGACGATGTTATCGGCCTTCACCTCGAACTCACCCTGGATGCCGGCCATGGTGTCTTGGATGGCCTGCTTGAGGCCCTCGTCGTCGGTTTCGCACAGGGCTGCCAGCTCGGCCATCTGGCCGGTGAGTGCGTAGAGCTGAGTCATGCGGCGTCTCCTTGGGCGAAGTTAGGTGAAAGGGTGGCAAGCTCCTTGGCGATGCGCTTAACGCCAGCATCGTCTCGGCGCACGGTGAGTCTGCGCACGGCGTGGTCGTGGATCTTCTTGAGCTCCTGCAAGCTCTGCGCGCCCTGCATGGTCTCGATCGTGCTCTTCAAGAACTCCAGGCGCTCCTGCTTCTGCTTCTCTATCTCGGCCTCGCGATCCTCTGCCTGCTCAATGGCCTGCTCGGCCTGTAGTTGCTGGACGTAGTTCACGTCGTCGAACATGCCCAAGAACACGTCGGCGCTGAAGCCAAGCATGGACAGGGCTTTCTTGATGGCGTCGGTCAGCGACTTCTTCGGAGCCTCGCCATCGGTGGTCATGCCGTAGTTCGTCTTGTACTGGTACCGCGTGCAGCCGTACTGCTCGATCTCGCCGCGTTGGCCGTCCTGCACGAACCACAGGCAAATCTTGACGGTGTGGCCGATCTCGCGGCCGATGCAAGCGCGCTTGTCGCCTTCACCGGCATAGATCTCGTGACCATCGTCGAAGCGCTCTTCTAGGATCTTCCAGCCCCAGCCGATACCGACCGGGCCGAAAAGCTCAGTGGCCTTCATGACCATGGCGGTGCCGTTCAGGCTGGTGATCTGCTGGCCGCCGACTTTGGCGTCCTTGGTGAATCGGGTGTCGGTCGTCTGGACCTTCTCCCAGATGCTCATGTTGGTGGTGGACATTGGAAAACCTCGCGCCAGGCCGGCGCCGTCAGTTGAAATGGGATATGCCAGGTCACCCAGGCACGGAGGTACGCTCCAGGCCCTGGCTGCGGTGGATGATTGCGCGCTCTCGGCCGCTTACGCTCCCGAAGGGGTACGGTTATCCCGAAGGGCCGCCGTGCTCGGCTACTTGATTCAGGAAGTGATGCTGCTAGCCAGAGCGCTGGCCAGCATGAAAGCAGTGCAGGCGAATAGGGCAGAGAAGGAGCCCCGCCAGATGACCAGGCGTCGGGCGCGCTGGTAGCGGGTCATTGGGCCGGCCTCACGGCTATCTGCCCGGCCTTGAGCGCAGCGACGATCTCTGGCCGCAGCTGCTGCACCGGAAGGTCGCGAGGTACGCCTGCGCCGATAATGGCCAGGCTTCGCTCGATCTGCTCGAGCTGTTCGTCAATCAGGGACTTAACCGGTGCAGTGCTCATGCAGCCTCCTTGCGGCCATCAACAATCTTGTTCAGGCGCCCGCAGTAGTGGTTGAACTCTTCGATGGTGATGCGCTGGTCCGCCAGCATTTCGGTGAGGAGCTTCTGCACCATGACGCTCCAGCTCAGATCCGTGCCGGGGTGCGCCATGGCGTCGAGCTCTTCGTCGATCAGCACATGATGGCTCATAGCTGCGCCTCGTCTGCCTCGTACTGCAGGCCTTGGTCGGCGTACTGGTCGAGCATCGATTCTGCGATCTCGTACAGCTTGCCCCGGCAGTGGTTGCTCAGACCGACGACATCTTCGACCAAGCTTTTCACCGGCCCGCCTACCTGAGCCTGGAGCAGGAGCATGGCGAGGGCGGTGATATCGTCCTTCTCTGTCTCCTGAAGCGCCCGCAGATGCTCGGCTACCTTGGCCACGAACTGGTCTTGGCGCACACCTACCGGCCCGCCAAAGCGTTGCGGGATCAGCACGTCGCAGCCGCCCACAAGCTCCTCGGCCTTGCTCTCGATCCAGTTCTGCGCCGCTTCCTGTTGCGCTGAGTCGTCTTCCGGCTCAGCATTGTCATACCGCCATTGTGCTGCTCGAAGTGCGCCCATGGCGTCCTCCAGATTGGTTGTGCGGCCGCATTGGCCAGGAGCCAGGCGAAGGTGACCAAACCCACCGTGAAAGGTGGCCTGGCGCCTGCCTAATGCGGTCGTATGTGAAGGGAAGGGGATGCGGGGTGTATCGGGGTGTGATCTGCCGGCCAGCCCACGCTGGGCGACCTCCAGCCTCCACGGCTGGCGCGCTAAGCCTCGAACGCGACTACTACGTCAGCGGCGTGCACACCGCTTATGCCTTGTCGCGCCTACGCAACCCCTCACGCCGTCGCGAACGACCGTTTTGGGATTAACACTGCGCTATAGCCACAGATCACACTCCGATGCACCCTGCGATGGGGAGCAGGGCATCGGGCCGTCTTTCCGGCTGTCAGGGAATCAGCGCTTGCCCAAGACCGCCTTGGTGACGACCTTGGGGAATTTCTTTGTGCGAATCTCGTTCGCCTGCTTGTCGGTGAGCAGCCCCGCCAGATATAGCGTGGTGATCGAGGTGTTGATGTGGTCAGGCGCTTGGCCTCGTCCGCGTTCATTTCTGGGAACTGCTGCGCGAAGGGGCGCGCTGCCCAGCCTTGTTCAAACGTGCCTGACATTGTCTTGCCCTCTGCTATTCAGTGGATTCCCCCTGATGCGCCCCGCTTGAGGCGCACCGGGGAATCGTCTGCTCAAGCTGGCAAGTTTCTGTCGTCGCCTTCGTGCGAAAGAAACTCATGAATCTTGTCGAGGCCAATGTGCTCCAGCGTGTCGTCGGGGTCGCTGTTTTCGAGAAGAAATTTGCGGATAACGTCCTCGTCAATGGACTCGAGAATGTTCTCGACGCCCACTTCACTGATGATGTCGACCGGGTCGAGATCGTAAAGGCGGTCGTCCAAGTCGAGCTTGCCGGCAATCTCGCGGCCATTTGCTTCCACCGTGACGATCACGCCGCTGGTGTGATAGGTGCTGTCAACGCTAACGCTGTCTGCTGGGAAAGTGATTTCCATTGGTGTCACTCCAGTTGATTTCCAATGCCGGCTCGGTGAACCGGCATCAGTAAATCGTTCTGTTCTCTAGCTGCACCGTATGCCGGGCTTCCCCACCGCTGCCCGTCGTCGCACATTTCGTGTTCGATGCTATTACGGGTGGCAATGCAGCTTCGCGTCCTCCATGTAGGGAGTCCGGCAGCTATCCAGAGGCTGCTTGGTCGACGACTTAGCTTGTCCCGACCCAGGTGATGGCCTGGGTGCGTCGAGGTGGTCACGTCTGGTTGTGTAAAGAGCTGTCGGCTTGAGGGCCTGTCGAGGGGCTGTATAGTGCCGCCCCGGTGATGTGAACATTAGGCATTCCTTCTTTACGAGTCAATAGGCATGCCTAACTTTTTTTTTGGCGCATCAAAAAACCCGCACTAGGCGGGCTTGGCGAGGATAAGACTTACCTATTAGCCTGCAGAGGCTCTCTGCTCCATGGCGCATGTGTTCAACTTGGCCATGTTTGGTGCCATACCTGATAGGTCCACGCGCCATGTTGGCTCGCGGGCGTCCGCCAGCGACAACATGATCCAGCCGGTTTCGCGAAGTTTGGATACGAACGCTACGGTGGCTTCCGCAGGGATGGTGGCGTCGATCAGCTGGCCGGATCTGAAGCCATTGAGGGTCAGTGGATTTCCATCTGGAAACGCTACTTCCAATTTTCCCCAGGTGTTCCGTGGGTAGTCCCAGCCTTCTCGACGCAGCTTGATGTGTACCAGATTCTGATCGCTGTATTTCTGGATTAGCAGAACCGGGCTATCGCGGTCGACCGGGGTTACAAGGATAGAGCAGACGCTCCTCCCTTGCTTGTCGAAGTCTTTCGAGAATGCCACTAAATTCGGGCCCCTGGGCCAGCCAGCAGATGTTTGCTCGGCAGGCTGCGGGGGTCTTTGGGTTGTGGGAGAGACCGCAGAGAAGATCCAGTAGAGAGCGCCGAAGCAAGCGCCTGCGACGATGAAATTCTTGAGGGCTGAGAAGGCAAGCGATTGCCGCCTGGGCCTCAACATTGGCCTTCCGCAGCCAGGGCATGCCACTGCTGAGGTAGAGATTTCGCGATGGCAATCAGGACAATCAATGAGCGGCATGGGAATCCCTTCTTGCGTCTATGAGACACCCATTCTACACCTACACCATGAATACTGACTTGGGCATTTTTCCGTCTACAACGGTTCCGACGACTTCCCATGTGTCGTCTACAGCCTTTGTGGGGTAGGCGCTGTTTAGTGGCTTCAGGTACAGCTCGCCAGCATCTCGGATCAGTTGCTTGAAGGTCGCCTCATTGGAGTCGATCATTCTGGCCACCACGAACTGCCCGGACCTGGGCTCAATGTCAGGCGCAACCAGGATGATCGTCCCTTCCGGGAATGACGTACCAGAGGTTGACGTCATGGAATTGCCCGATACGCGGAGCCAAAAAGCATCCTCCCCAGCCCAGACATCAGAGGTGTGCTGCGGGCACAGCGCTACATTTCCCATGTCGATCGCCTCCCTGGCACTGCCGGCTTGGACCCAGCTGATTTCTGGGTAAGTGAAAGCCCTTGTTGGCTGCAGCGTTGGCTCAACGTTTGATGGCTCAACGTCTTGTGCCGAGCCGCGCTTCATCGGCCCTCGTCCTGTAGCGAGCCACGTTGGCGAAACGCGAAGGAAATCCGCTGCCGCCAGTAGATTCTGGCCTTCAATCGTTTTGGTCTTTCCTGAAAGCCAGTCGTGCACGGACGGCGGCTTTACCTTGCAGGCCCGTGCCAGCGCGGCCTGCGAAACCTTGGGCGGCCCGGCCATGATTTGTCGGAGTCGTTCTTGAAGTGTGCTCATTAGGCCAGCCTAACACCATCCATCTAAGGTATTCCTATTGACCTGCATGAAAGGTATGCCTAATATCCATACCTAAGATTCCAGCCGGAGATATCAGGCATGAACCCCAGCGCAATTATCGACGCCCTGGGCGGGACATTTCGCGTAGCCGAGCTGTGCGAGGTACGCCCGCCATCGGTGAGCGATTGGAAAAAGCACGGCATTCCACGTGCCCGAATGATGTTCCTGCGCGTAGCGCGCCCGGAAGTCTTCAAGGCCCTGGAGGAAGAAGCCAAGGATGAAGCTTTCCAGTCCAGCGCCAGCACCAAGAAAACAGCTGCTTAACCACTTTCAACCACAAAGGAACCAACCGTGTCGTACTTCGACCCCGACCACCTGCACAACAAGCCCACCAAGGTTCGCTTGGATGAGGCTGCCGACGACTTGCTTTCGGCGATGGCTCGTTTCAAGCGCACGCAAAAGGCTGTGCTCGCCAGGGAAATTCTGGAGCGCGGTCTCGACCAGATGATGCAAGAGCTTAACGCGAACACTGACGTGGCCTGAAGTGGCCGAGGAGGCCCTGTGCCAGAAAGCAAAGAGCTGGGAATCCAGCTCGACGGGAAGGGCAATTCAGATCTGGAGTTTCTCGCCAGGCAGAAGGGCTTAACCCCAGAGCAACTGGCGGCACAAATAATCAATGAGGCTCTGAGCAGGATGACGAGAACAGAGCCTGGCCGAAGCAATGTTCGGTCGTTTCGCAAGGGCTAATAAGCCCCTGAGGGACTCATGAGGAACTGCCGTTGAACGCAACAAAACCCAAACCGCAGGCGCAAAAAAACCGGGTGGCCGCCCGGTTCTTTGTACTGCATTCGTAACGCTTGTGTGAGGTCATCATATATGCACCAGACCATTCAAAGCAATACCGTGGCTCTCGCGCCACAAAATGCGAACCACGATTTCGTGGCGCGCACGATGTCGTCGCGCGAAATCGCAGAATTGGTGGAGGCTCGCCACAACGACGTAGTCGCCACCATCGAGCGGCTATTCGCCAAAAACCTTTTACGATCAAGTCGTAAAAGCCGCCGCGAGGCTACTGGCGGCCGCCCAGTCGATGTCTACGACCTCATTGAGCGCGACACCCACCTAGTGGTGGCCGGTTACAGCGATGAGCACCGGGCCAGGGTCATCGACCGATGGCAGGAACTTGAAGCGAAACCGGCCCCAGCCGCACCCGCCGACCTCAGCAAGCTGGAGATCCTCCAGATGGCCCTGGAGTCGGAGAAAGCCCGTGTTCTGCTCACCGTCCAGGTCGAAGCCCAGGCCAAGAAGATCGACCACCTGGAAAACCTGTTCAAGGAAGGCATGAGCCCCACCCAGTTCTGCAAGGGCCTCAATGGGGTCAATGTGATGCAGGTTGGCCACTTCCTTGAGCGCCGCAACTGGCTCTACAACGAGAGCAAGTCCGGCACCCGATACCGCGTAGCTGCCTATGCCCGCGACAAGTACATGACCGAGCACCAGCACGAAGTCACCCCGCACGGGAAAGACGCCTTCATCAGCTATACGCCGATCCTCCTGCGCAAGGGCGCTGTGCGCTTGTACGAGCTGTACCTGGCCGGTGACCTGCCCATGAAGAAGAACTGGGACGGCCTGCACACCCACGACAAGGCCGTGCGGGGTGCAGCATGAAGACCTATCCGCTGGATATCGAATCGGTAGGTGAGGACACCTACATCGTCATGAGTCGCGGCCACCACGACCTGGAACTGTTCATGGCCGAGGCCGTCAAGGAGCGGCCGCGCTGGTGCTTGGGCGGCCCTGAGCACGTATGGGTCAAGACTGTTCCTGGCCGGGGTAGCTACGCCAGCTTCTACCACTTCGTGCCGCAGGGTACTCGAGGTTCGTGGCCGGCGACCTACTGCTACGAGTACGGCGATGGCTACGAGCGCTACAACGGCATGGCCGAGGAGCGTGCCCAGTGAGCATGGAACTGATGGTCAAGGCCATGAAGACCAAGGTCGGCAACCCGCTGCGCAAGCTGGTGCTCATCAAGCTGGCCGACAACGCCAACGACATGGGCGAGTGCTGGCCGTCGTATCAGCACGTTGCCGATCAGTGCGAGATCAGCAAGCGCTCTGTGATGAACCACATAAACACCTTGTGCGGTGCCGGCCTCCTGCGCAAAGAGATCCGCAAGGGCGGCCCAAAGGGTAACTCTTCGAACGTCTACTACCTTACCTTGAGTGGTGCAGCAGATTCACTAGGGGTAGTGCAGCAGATTCACCAGGGTAGTGCAGCAGGTTCACCCCCTAGTGCAGCAGATTCACTAGGGGGTAGTGCAGGAGCTGCACCCAGAACCAGTCACTCTTTTGAATCAGTAAAGGAACCAGTCATTGAACCAGTTGCGACCCAGGCTGAAGCCGTGGTCGCGGAGGGTATCGTGGTTCCGTTTACGGCTCAGCAGCCGCGCTGCGAGATCCCGGCAGATATGCCAGGGCCGAAGGACCAGTCCTGCAAAACCTTCAAGGCCTGGGCGAACTACGCCATGGCCTACCGCAAGCGCTACCACGCGTGGCCGGTATGGAACGCCAAGGCCGGCGGGCAGGTTGGCCAGCTGATCAGCCGGCTTGGCATTGAGGTCGCCCACCATGTGGCCGCGTACTTCCTGACGATCAACGACGCTCGCTTGATCAACGGCTGCCACAACCTGGGCGACCTGCTGGCCAAGGCCGAGGCATACCACACGCAGTGGGTGACCAACCGCCAGATGAACGCCACGACCGCCCGCCAGCAGGAGCAGACCCAGGCGAACCTCAACGCGGCCCAAGAAGCGGCTGATGCTATCCGCAACCGTCAGGGAGGTAAGCGCAATGCTTTCCTCTGACGAACAAGCTGAATTGGCCGTAGCCATCTGCGCTACTGCCGAGGCAATGGGCCAAGCAATCAGCGCTGGAGGCGCTGAGCTGATCGCTGATGACCTTACGGCCTATGAGCCTGGAGTGATCATAGGCGCACTGCGTGCGTGCCGTAGAGAGCCTTCTGGGCGCCTTTCGCTCGGCATGGTCCTCAAGCACATCCACGCGGCTGACTCCCGCCCCGGCAAGGATGAGGCGTGGTCGATCGCGCTGGCGGCCAGTGACGAGCATGAAACTGTCGTGCTCACCACTGAAATACGCCAGGCCATGATCGCCTCAGAGCCGATCCTTGAGGCCGGTGACAAGATCGGCGCACGTATGGCCTTCATGAGCGCCTACGAGCGCCTGGTCAGCTTTGCCCGTGCCGAGGATCAGCCGGCCAAGTGGGAAGTGTCGCTGGGCTACGACGCTGGGCGCCGGGTGGTGGCCATCGAATCCGCCGTTCGTGCCCAGCTGATCACCCAAGAGACCGGCGCCAAGTACCTAGCCGATCTGCGCATTGCGCCGACCACCCAAGACGGCGAAGCCATTGCGGGCCTGCTGACCGGTGCAGTCCGCCCGCAGGCCAGCGAGAAGACGCGAGAAAAGCTCGCCGAGGTGCGCTGCATCCTCAAGGCGGCCAAGGCCAAGAAAGACCGCGAGCGTGCCAAGGAAGACCAGCGCCGCCGCATCGAAACCTATCTGCGCAAACGGCAGACACGCGTCGCCATTGCTCAGTTGAACATCAAGCGTGCCGGGCAGCCGGCCGGGGAGGGGGTGTGAGCCCGGCCAAGAAAGAAAGCCTCATGCAGGGCCAGACCGGCGTGGCCAAGAAGGTCTACGAGTGCGTGCCGATGAACGAGCCGTGGACCTCCGCCCAGGTCATGACCGCCATGCGCAACCTGACCGGCAGCACCCCGGACAACCGGATCGTCTCGGGCTGCCTGATCAGCCTGGTGGATTCGGGCCTCATCAAGAAATCGGGGCGCGACCAGTTCCAGCGCATCCCCGTAGACATCAAGCAGAAGACTCAGGAGCCAGTGATGGCCAAAGCACAGCCGAAACTTGAAGTAGTTGCCGATCAGAAAGCCCAGGGCACTCCGCTGGAGATGCTGAGCGAGCTGGCCGGGGAAATCTCTGGCATGGCCAGCAACCTGAAGCGCCTGGCTGAGCGGGTCGAGGATGTCGCCCTGGCCGTCGAGCAGGAGCGGGAATCCAGCGCCAAGTCGATGGAGAAGTACCGCCAGCTCAAGACTCTGCTGCAGAGCCTGCAAGGGGAGGAGGCGTGATGGACACCAACAAGATGCGCGACTTCAGCCGCGAGCAGTTCGAGAAATTCGCCCTCAGTGCTGAAGGCGGCTTGTTCGCCGGCCACCTGGCCAAGGGTGAGGATGGCGAGTACCTGAACTATGCGGCGCAGTGTTACTGGTTGTTCTGGCAGGCCTCCCGCGCGGCCGTGGTGGTGGAGCTGCCTTCGGCCTGCGCATACGAAGGCCTGACCGAGCACCTGGGCTCTGTGATCGAACTCACATACGAAGCTCCAGAGCATGACCCTGTTGGCCTTGCTCGGCTACCTGATGTCCGCGCGGCCATTGAGGCTCAAGGCCTGCGGGTGGCGCCATGACCATCGATCTCTTCAGGAAAGACCTGATCGTTGAAGTCTTGCACATGGGTGAGGGGGACGAGACCTTCATCACCGCGGTGAGTGGTCGCATCACCGTCGAGCGCCTGCAGGAAATCGAAAAGCAAATGGCTGACGGAGAGGGGTTCGATAAGGGCGCCGGATCGTACGTGTTCGACTGCGCTTACTTCCCAGGCCAGTACGGTGAGTTCGGCTACTGCGAATTGCCGCCGTGCTGGGAACTGACTCCCGTCGGGTTCGTATCTCTTGAGCAACTGGTCCTTGAAACGGCCGAGGAAGGCGACGATGACTGACTTCGTGATGCACAGCATGGCCGACGCCAACCGCTTGCTCGGCATGCTGCAGGCCCAGGACTTCACCCGGCCCAAGAAGATAGTCATCAAGGACCAGGACCGCAGCGGCGAGCAGAACAAGAAGCTCCACGCCTGCCTGAGCGATATCGCCAAGCAGGTGGAGCACGCCGGCAAGAAGTGGAACGTGCTGATCTGGAAGCGCCTCCTGACGGCCGCCTGGCTACGTGAGAGCGGCGAACAGCCGCAACTGATACCAGCCATCGACGGGAACGGCTTCGACGTCGTGTACGAGCGCACAAGCCAGCTCAGCGTGAAGCAGTGCGCGAGCCTGCTGGAGTGGATTCAAGCATTCGGCGCCGAGCACCAGGTGCGGTGGAGCCAAAAGGATCTGTGGGAGGGGCGGTACTGATGAGCCATCAATTTAAACCGGGGGACCTGGCGCTGATCATCAGGTCGATCAAACGTCCCGAGAATATCGGAAAAGCTTGTGAGCTTTTGGCCTTTATGGTTCCCGGTGATCGGGTGGAGTTCGAGTTCAATGGGCGGCGAGCAATAACTCACATAGGTGAGAAACCGGCATGGCTGGTGGCTGGCGATGGGGTGGTCGGCAGTAATGGAGATGTCGGATTCGCGCTTGTCCTACCCGGCAGTCTCATGCCCCTTCGCGGCGACTTCGCCCCCGAGCAGCAGAAAGCCAAGGAGGCCGAGCCATGCGCGTAGTAAGCAAGAAGGTGCGCGAGAGCGCCCGTGGCCAGGACTGCACCGTCCGCATCCCTGGCATCTGCAACTTCAACCCGGATACCACCGTGCTGGCCCACCTGCCTTGCGGGCAGAAGGGCATGGGCATGAAGGGCTTCGACACCGTGGCCGTCTACGCCTGCAGTGCCTGTCACGACGTGCTCGATGGCCGGGGGAAGGGAGAGGTGGACTGGTCCGATATGCCTCGGGCAATCGCTGAGACTCATGAGGCCCTCATTCGGGCTGGCATTCTGACCGTGAAGGGGGCCGCATGACGGAACTGACACTACCGTGGCCACCGGCCGCATGCAGCCCAAACGCCAGGGTGCACTGGACCAGGAAGAGCAAGGCGGCGAAGACCTATCGCTACGCCTGTTTTCTCCTGGCCAGGCAGGCTGGCATCCAGGCGCCAGAGGGCGACGCGCTGCTCATGATCGAGTTCGTGCCGCCCGATCGGCGCCGGCGCGACGACGACAACCTGCTGGCGATGTTCAAGGCTGGACGTGACGGCCTGGCGGATGCCCTGGGCATCGACGACAACGTGTTTGCCACGCAGATCAGGGTGAGCAAGGAAACGGTCAAGGGCGGCGCTGTGCGCGTCCGCATCCAGGCACAGGAGCAAGCAGCATGACACCAGCATGGGGATTCCTGATTTTGGCCACCCTCATGGTGGTGGGCGGTGTGGCGCTGTCGTGGGCTGGGGCAGTGCGCCGCAAGCGCAGCTACGAAGAATTCATTTTGAGCAAGGCCAAGCGGGCAGGGGGTGGGCAATGAACTATCAGAACGTGGTATCGGCAGTGGTTCGCGCCCTGGCGGCTGAGACAATCAACAGCGCGGGCGGTTGCGAGTTCGAGCCGAAGGTTCAGGCGGCCAAGCAGAAGGGCGAGATCGTCGGCAAGGAGGCTGCATTCCTCGTGGACTGCTGGGTGTTCGGCCGGCTGCACAAGTCGCTCTCAGCTGAGCACTGGCGTGCGCTGGTGGCGAAGTACTCCACTCACGAGGATCGCAAGCACAACGCAATACTGGAGCTGATGAAGACGATCAAGTCGCCTGCACCTCAGCGCTTCCGTGAGTGCGCCATTTTGACCTGGGCAATCCCTCAGGTAGGAGGGAAGCATGAGTCGGCCGCGATCGAGATGGTGAGCAGGGAGGCCGAAGCTATCGCCAAGAACAAGGCCCTTGTGGATTCGTTCAACGAGAAAGGGTTGAGCGGCATGAGTGATGCGGTGGATCGAAAGCAGACGCTCAAGAGGTCCGCAGCTGTGCTGCCGGCTGCCTGGTACAACATCGACAACTGGGACAATGACGGAAAGCCAGAGTCGACTCGGTACCGGTGGCGGTCGTCCATCCGCAAGGCGCTGGATAACCAGGTGAACGAGGCTCTCACTGCCGCTCAGGAGCTTCTTGATGCAGAGGGGCTGATAGAAAGTTGCGCGGCGTAGCAAATAGCCATTGCAATGAGTGAGAAAGTGAGAGAATATTTGCCCATCCTGTCGATCTTGCGCGTTACGGATTGACACACAGAACCCGGCCATCGTGCCGGGTTTTTTATTGGCCCGTTGAGGCCCTCAAGGGTCCCGGCCAAGCGCCGGGATTTTTGTTCTCCGAAGAAAGCCTCCAGAAGGAATGCCGAATGATGAAGCGACTCTCCGCTTACTTGGGTTTGGCGCTCGCTGCCTGCCTGTCCTGTTTCACCTCGTCGGCATTCGCCGAGCCGATCGCCAGTGCTTGCCGCGCCGCGCAGTACCTGACCGCTCTTGCCGAGCCTCAAGGTGTTGCCATGCAGCGCCTGGAGCTGACCCTGGCCATGTGGCGAACGGGCAGTGACTCCAGTGACGAAGCTCTGGCATCCAATCTGCGGGCATCTAGCAATCACTTCGTGATGGCCGCCATCGGCGCTGAAGAAATCGCCGCCGGCGAAGAAGACTGGCTTCAGCCCGCCGCACTTGGCTGAATACGCCTAGAAGAAACCGAAAAGCCCGGACATAAGCGCCGGGCTTTTTGTACCTCTGAGGAAAGCCGCTACCTAAGTGGATGCTTTCCCGGATGTATCTTGATGCAACTGCAGCCAGGGCAGGCCCTCACGGGACAGCCTGGACACTGATTGGCCGGATAGCGGCCGCAAGGCCCGTGCAGTGTTACGGAAAAACACCGGCAGCCCGCGCATCCATTCCCTCACTGTGCTGGTGGGTGGCGCGAGACTTGATCGGCGAGACTGGTGCAATCGGGTGCCAGCGCTGGGATGGTCTTCGGCGGACAGGTGGGGAAAGACCCACGCAAAGCGGGCAAGCAGAAGGTTTGCCGCCAGCCTTCCAAGCTGAGCAGAGAAGGGTTCGATTCCCTCTGCCAGCTCCAATTTCGTTATGTGCTGCTCCGCACGTTTGCCCGGCCCCTCAATAGGGGCTCACCGGGCCTTTTCTTCTTGCCGCCCCTCAGGGGATATCGAGTATGTCCAACATGCCAGACAAACCAGACACCTGGGCGATTGCTCTTGCGTGGTTGAGCCAGCATTCGCCCCTCCTGTACGCGGCAGGCCTTTCCTGCGCCATGGCTGTTCTGCGAATCACCTACGGAGGTGGTACTCGTCGCCAGATGCTGGTCGAGGGCGCGATCTGCGGCGGTCTTACCCTGACGATCATCAGCGGCCTGGAGTTCTTCGGCCTGCCGCAGAGCATGTCCACGTTCGTAGGTGGATGGGTCGGCTTCCTCGGTGTCGAGAAGGTGCGCAACATTGCCGACCGCGTCACTGACTTCAAACTGCCGGCCCGCAAGGCTGATTGATCGGCGCCACAAAATCATGAAGTGCCATTTCGTGGCGCGGAGTAAAACCTGTGACCACATCAAAACCGCGAATTCAAGTGCCATCTGGCGGGATTGTCACCACTGACAGCCTTTCCAACCTGGTGGCCAACATCGGCACCAACCGGGACAAGCGCACGCACAACCAGTTCGGGTTCCAGTTCGTCACACCGTATGAGCTCGAAGCGGCCTATCAGTCCAATTGGCTGGCCCGGCGCATCGTGGACAAGCCCAACGAAGATGCCCTGCGCGAGTGGCGTACCTTCTCGGGCAAGGACGCGAAGCAGATCGCTGCCGAGGAGCGCCGCCTGGGTGTGCAGCAGAAGTACCTGGACGCATGCTGCTGGGCTGACCTGTACGGCGGCGCGGCCATGCTGATGATCACCGGGCAGGACCTGAGCAAGCCGCTCAACCTGGACAAGGTGAAGAAGGGCGGTCTCAAGAACATCGTCGTGTTCGACCGCTGGGACATCCAGCCGAGCCAGTTCAACTTCACCGACCCTCTGGCGCCCAACTGGATGCTGCCAGAGATCTACACGGTGGTGAACGGCCAGCAGCCTATCCACTACTCGCACGTCATCCGCCGCACGGGCGCCCGCCTGCCGCGCCGTATGGCTCAGTTCGAGCAAGGGTGGGGTGACAGCCGCCTTCGCCGCTGCATGGAAGACCTGCGCGACGTCGTGGCCACCAAGGGCGGTATTGCTTCCCTGGTGCTTGAGGCCAACGTCGACACCATCGCGGTGAAAGGCCTCCAAGGCGCATTGGCCAGCCCGCAGAAAGAGGCGATCACAGAGCGCTACCGGTTGTTCGGCATGCTCAAGGGGATCATCAACCTTGGCCTGCTGGACAGCGATCACGAGACGTACGAGCGCAAGAGCATCGCCTTCTCTGGCCTCAGCCAGATCATGGAGCAATTCATGGTGTGGACTGCCGGCGCTGCTGAGATGCCGGTTACCGAGCTATGGGGGCAATCTGCTGCCGGCCTGAGCGCTACCGGTGACGGCGATCTCAAGACCTACCACGGCACCATCAAGGGCAAACAGGACGGCCAGATGCGCCGCGACTTGGAGCGCCTGGACGAAGTGCTGATCCGTTCTGCGCTGGGCACCTACCCCGAAGACATCGAGTTCGAGTGGAATCCGCTCTACCAGAAGTCGAGCGTGGAAGAGGCCCAGGAAGACCTGGCAGACGCCCAGGCCGACCAGATCAACATCGAAAGCGGTGTCATCCGGCAGAGCCACGCCATGCGCCGTGCTCAGGCCAAGGGTCGCTACGCCATCACTGACGAGCAGATCGCCGCCCAAGAGCAGCGCGAGAAGGATGAAGACAATGGCCTTGGCACCGAAGAAGACCTCGACGCCTTCGGCCTTGGAGGCCCTGACAGCGACAAACAAGACCCTGCTGGGGAGAAAGAGAAAGCCCCGGGAGCCTGACCCGGTACAGCCAAGCCAGGACGCTGAGCGCTTCTACCGGGGGCAGCTGAACGCCCTGGTCAGGCTCATGTCGCAGCAGCTGTACGCTGTCCTCGGCCCTGAGCTGGCCCGGTTGAAACCTCAGTACACTGCCGACAGCGTGACCACCCTGGACGGTTGGACTGGCGAAATTCTCGCGGTAATACGCCGGGTGTCGTCGACGTTCACCGCCAGCCTTTTCGATCAGCAGGCTCGGCGGGTAGCGGCAGGCACCATAAGCCGGGCCGAGGCCGACAACGCCGAGGGCTTCCGCAAGTCGGTCAACCGCGCTGTCGGCGTGGACTTCGAGCTGATCACCAAGCCCAAGGGCATGGTCGACTACCTCGAAGCCTCCACCGCCGAGAACGTCAACCTGATCAAGTCCATTCCCGCCGAGTACTTCCAGCGGGTGGAAACGATCGTGCTGGGCGGCATGAAGAGCGGCCTCGCTCCGACGGCCATCGCCAAGCAGATTCAGGAGCAGACCGGCGTGAGTGTCAGGCGGGCCAAGTTGATCGCCCGGGACCAGGTATCGCAGCTGAACAGCGACCTGACCCGCCAGCGGCAGACGGCGGCCGGCATCGAGTTCTACCGCGTCGAGACAGCCAACGACCAGCGCGTCTCTGGTGACCCCAGCGGCAAGTACCCCAACGCCAAGATCAGCTGCTACGGCATCGCCAAGCAGGACATCGGCTATGGCCCTGGCGTGTACAAGGTCAGCGAAGGCGCCACCTGGCGCGGCGTGACCAACCTGCACCCGGGCAAGCACCACCCGCTCTGCCGGTGCGTGGGGATATCCCTCATCCCCGGCGTGAACTACTTCCCCGACAAGAACGGGTAGCACATGAAGAAAATGACCATCGACGCGGCCTTCACGCCGACGTCGCGCACTCGCACGCCTGAGGGTTACCTCTGCGTTAAGGGTATCGCGGCCCGGACGGGGGTTTACCAGTACGTTTCGACGGAACTGGACCTGCCGGGGCCGGCGCGCATCGTCAACGTCTACAAGCCCGCCGAAGAGCTGTTCAACCCTGAGTCGATGGCCACGGCGATTGACAAGGACGTGACCAACGACCACCCGGACGACTTGGTCGACTCGACCACCTTCCGCGACGTGTCGGTCGGCCACGCCCGAGGCTACGAGCGAGAGGGTGACAACGCGGTCGTCGACATGATCATCAAGGATCAGTCGGCCATCGACGACATCGAGTCTGGCAAGGCTGAGCTATCGCCTGGCTACACCGCCGAATACGTGCCAGAGGCTGGCATCGCCCCTGACGGCCAGTCCTACGAGTACGTGCAGCGGATCATCAAATACAACCACTTCGCGGTTGTTGATGCAGCGCGGGCCGGCAAGGTCGCCCGCATTTTTGACCACAAACCGAAAGGTATCCCCCCAATGGCGACCCGGAAAGTCTTCCTAGACTCCAAGAAAAGCCGCTCCGTCATCCTCGACGAAGAGACCGCAACGGTAGTCGAAGACGCCGTGGCAAGCCTCATGAAAACCCTGGACGAGGCCAACGAGCGCGCAGACAAGGCCGAAGCGGCCAAAGACGAAGCCGAAGAGAAGGCAGAAGAGGCGAAGAAATCGACCTCCGACGCCGCTATCGGCGAGCGCGTCAAGCTCACCCTCGACACCATTGCCTCCGCTTCGAAGATCGTGAAGAACTTCGACAGCAAGGGCCTGGTATCCCCGCTGGAGATCAAGCGCGCCGCGCTGGCCCAGCTGAAGCCGACCCGAGACTGGGCCGGCAAGTCCGAGGCCTACATCACCGCCGCGTTCGACTCCGCTGAGGAGGATGCGAAGGAAACCACCGACGACGATGACGACGAGGACGCTCAGGCGACCAATGACAGCCTCGCCGGCCTGGCCAAAGACATCAAGAACCGCCCGAAAGCGACCACTGACGGCTCCGACGCCTACAACAAGTTCCTGCGGGGTGAAAAGTAATGGCCACTGCATTTGACACTTTCAACCAGTACGCCAGCGAAGCCTTCGAGGGTCAGATTCAAGACCACTCGATGGATGACGAGATCACCTACGTCGTCGAGACCGCTCCCGTTCCATTCGGCCGAGCCCTGATCCAGGGCGTGGCTGACAAGGGCGGCCGCCTCCCTGCTGCAGCAGCTGCGTTCATCATCGGTGTGTCCGTGCGTCAGTCCATCGCTGTTGGCGGTGGCTACCTGACCGGCGACGGGAACGCCAACGGCAACGTGGTCGGCTCTCGCCCGGTGGGCCAGGAGTCCACGGCACTGGCGTACGGCCGTATCTGGGTGAAGACCCTCGGCGGGTCGACTCCGAATCAGCAGGTGTACATCGTGCCGAACACCGGCGAGTTCACCAACGCGGCTACCGCAGGCAACCTCCTGTGGCCGGGCGCGACCTTCAAGAGAACCGCTGCCGCTGGCGGCATGACCGTTATCCAAGTTCGCGGCCAAGCGCTCGCAACTCTGGTTGCTTAAGGAGAATCGAGTATGGCTCGCACCACAATGGATGCCCAGATTCAGGCCGCGCTCGGCTTTTACACTGGCCAGCTGACCTACATCGAGCAAGAGGTACTGCGTCAGCCGTACCCCGAGATCAAGTACCCAACCATCTTGGCTGTCGATACCTCGGCGCCGGACTGGACCGAAAGCGTCGGCTTCAAAACCCTCGACTTCCGCGGTAAGCCGCAGATCCTGGGCGACAAGTCGAAAGACTATCCGCTGGCAGAAATTGCTTCGGCAATGGGCGCGGTCGATGTGCACACCTTCTCGCTCGGCTACAGCTACACGCTGGCCGAACTGGGTAAGGCAATGGAGATGGAGCGCGCCCAAGGCTACGGGGCATCCATCAACTACCTGGCAGAGAAACCAGCCGGTGTGCGCATGCTGACTGAGCAGTGGCTCGACTCCACAGCGTTCGCTGGCGATCCATCGGTGCCTTCCCTCGCGCAGGGCGGCCTGATCAAGTACCCAGACGTTCCTGTTGTGTCGTCCGGGACCTTGCTCGGCGGTCCGGATATGACTATCGCGCAGATCATCGCTCAGGATGACCCCAACAAGGTATCTCAGGATCTGCTGAACCTGTTCAACAACGGGCGCCTTCGCGTCAGTATCACGCAGACCCGAAACGTCTTCCGCCCAACGCATGTCCTGCTCCCGGCGATTCAGCACGGCCAGATCGAGAGCTACCGCATCCCGAACACGTCGGACACGCTGCTGAGCTACCTGGAGCGCGTGACCAAGCTCACCTTCGAGCCGATCCTCCAATTGGCAGGCGCAGGCGCTGGCGGTACCGACCGGATGATGTTCTACACCAAGGACGCCAAGTACGCGAAATTCCACATGCCAATGCCATTCATGCTGAATGCGCCAGTGGTAAGTGCTGGCGGCCTGCAGTTTGAGTCGGCAGGCCTGGTGCGGATCGCTGGCACCGAGTTGCGTGTGCCCAAATCCAACCTCTACGTCGACAACATCTGAGGGGGTCACCATGTCTTCGAAGAAGATCTACACCAACGTCAGTGCCAACCCTGTCGTCCTCTCGGACGGCAGCTCGGTGCAGCCTGGCGAGCAGACCACCGAAGAGCAGTTCGAACTGGCCAAGGGCTCGCTCTGGGCTGAGCACGGCCTTCTGGTGGCCGGTGCCCCTGAGCAGCCAGCTGATGCCGATGCCGATCGTCAGGCACTGATCGACGAGAACGAGCAGCTGAAAAAGGATGTCTTCGCCTACCAGGAGCAGCTGAAGGATCTCGCCTCCCAGATCAAGGATGGTCCTCAGCAGGTGAAAGACCTGCAGGACAAGCTGATCCAGGAACAGGCCCGCTCCAGCAAGCTGGAAGGCGAGCTGAAAGACGCCCAGGCCAAGCTGGCCGCCAAGAAGTAACCCAGTGTCACGGCCCCTTCAGTGGGGCCTATGACTGGAGACCCTGATGGCTTCCATCACGAATATCAGCTCGCATCGCATCGACCTAGCCGACCTCTCGCTGGGGCCAGGCGAAGCGATCGAGCACTTCGACGACCGAGAGGCTGAGCGCCTGAAGTCGACGAACTACTACCGGGCCGGCTGGATCAAGGTTGGCCCATCGCCCGAGCCTGAACAGGAAGAGCAGACCGATGAGTAACGAAGAGCAAGCCGTGCTGATGCTCAAGGGCCTGGTCAGTGACCTGTCGGCCGAGGAGCAGGAGCAGTACCGGGATGCGAGGGATCGCATTCTGGCAATCATCAAAGAAGGTCAACCAGCAGGCCTTGCCCTGATCGTGGTCGCCGCAGAAATTTCCGCCAGTTAATCGAGGGACCCCGCCATGGCCGAGCTGAACATCCCAGTGACGCCTGAGATGGTCGCTGAATTCCGCGAGTTCTACGAAGAGTTCGCCGACCCTGACAAATGGTCCGACGCCAAGATCACCAAGGCGCTGAACATCGCCAAGGGCGAATTCGGCACCTGCGGCAACTGGGGCCGGTATGGTCCCTATTCGTTCTTGCAGCGCGGCTGGTTCGCTCTGGCGGCCCACTACTTGACCTGGAATGCGGCTACCACTGCCGCGACCGGTGCCGATGGCAGCGCCACGACTCCATACGCCGTGGCCAGTAAGAGCGTTCGCGATGAGTCGGTGTCATACGCCGTCCCAGGCGCGAACGCATCGATGACGGCATGGGAGGCGGCACTGGCGCTCACCCCGTACGGGCTTGAGTACCTGCACCTGCGGCAGCGGGCCGGCATGGGGGCTATCTGCGTATGATCCGGCCAACTGTCAGCATGATCGGCACACAGCAGGTGGAGAAGGCTCTCAAGGACCTTCAGAAGAAATTGGAGGGCAAGGAGCGCGTACTTGTTGGCGTTCCAAGCGGTGCGGGAGCCTATGAAGATGGGTTGACCATCGCCACCATCGCCGCAGTGAACGAGTTCGGCGCCAAGGACATCAAGCACAAGGGTGGTGTCTCGTATGGGTACAACACTCAGAAGGACGCCGAGGAAGGCCGGGTACGCTTCCTGAAGTCCGGCGAAGGATTCATGGAGCTTGGCAAGACCGGAGCGTACTCCGGCAGCATCCCGGCCAGGCCATTCCTGCGCCCAGGCGTCGAGAATGTTGCCCCTACCCTGGTGCTGTTGGCCGAGGTGCAAATCCCCAAGGTGCTTTCCGGGGAGTTCACCATGCTCCAGATACTTCAGCAGATGGGGCAGATGGCAGAGGATGGCGTGAGGACGCAGATAACCAACCTGAAAGACCCGCCCAACGCCAAATCCACCATCCGCAAGAAGGGTTCAGACAATCCGCTTATCGACACCGGCAACCTTCGCCAGTCGATCCGCTATGTCATTGGCGGTAAGGATGAGCCTATCGAGGAGGGCATCTGATGGGCCTGAACATGCGTGGCCACGTCAGCGGCCCATTCGTGTCGCACCACGGCGTGCAGCGGATGCGCTTCAGCAGCGAGATCATCGACTTCGAGCCGAAGCTGACCCAGACACTACTCGACACGTTCGACGCCAGCGTCCAGCCGGCCAGCGACAAGGAAATCGAATTCCTCCAGATCGGCGCCGAGCGGATCAACGATATCCGGGTCATCCACCGCAACGATGGCAAGGGCATTGAGGTTTCGACTCCGGGCAACCTGGCCGACATCCTTGTCTTCGCCGAGACGCCCGACCAGCCCGCCACCTGGTGGAAGGCCATGACCACCGACTACCGGCCCTGGCACAACTTCTGCCGTGCGGTGATCGCCAAGCTGGACCCGGCCGAGATTGAGAAGCTGCAGGGGTACGCCAATGGTTGACACCATCGCCCTCACGAAGGTCGTGTGCCAGCTGGTGGTAGCGGCCACCGGCCTGCCGGCCAACAAGGTGATAGTCGGCGACCCTGGCACATCGGCCCCCAGCGGCACCTACGCGGCAGTCCGCATCGACAGCCCTGCCCAGTTCGGCCAGGCGCTCAAGACGCAGCGTGCCGCGCCAGCCACTGATGACCCCCGCTACGAGGACATCATCGAGCGCGTGGCCACCCAATTCACCATTGGGTTCAGCATCAACATCTACCGTGCCGGCGCCATGGGCATGGCCATGACCCTGTGCGAGGCGAACAAGCGGGAGCCGATCAAGAGCATCCTACGCCGCGCCAAGTTGGGCTGGTCCCGCATATCACCGATCAACAACCTGACCGGCCTCTACCAAGCAGCAATGGAAGAGCGCTCCCAGGTCACCCTGTACCTCTACGGCGAATCCGTGGCTGAAGACCGAATCAATCGGATCTACCGCGTCGGCTTCGAGGTTCAAACCGAACAATCTGGCGCCATCGCGCAAGGGGAAGTAAATGCCTTATCCGGCTGAGAACATCATCAACATTGTCACGAACATCCGTGCGGCCGGCCTGGGCACTGCCAACTTTGGCGCTGGCATGGTCTTCGCGGACTTCGACTCGTCCACCGACACGACGTTTGCCGAGGGCAGCTACCGGGACTACGGAGGCGCTGCGGCGGTGGCGGCAGACTTCAACATCGCGTCCGATGTTTATCTGGCGGCCCTGGCCTGGTTCTCTGCCGTGCCCAAGCCAAAGTCCCTGCGCATCTACCTGCGACAGGAGGATGACAGCCCGGTCGAGTCGATGAATGATGCGATCAATAAGCGCATCTGGTTCTACTGGTACGAGTTCGAGACCACCATCCGGGCCAACGACGCCGACGTCCTGGCCCTGGTCGTTGCCGGGGATGCTGCTGGCAAGTTCTACGCCGGCACCACCAACCAGGCAGCCGTACGCGATCCGAGCCTTTCCACTGACATCGTCAGCAAGGCCAAGCTGCAGGGCTCGCGCCGGGCATTCCTGCTCAGCCACGCCACCGCCCCCTATGCCGGCTTCGAGCTTGGCGCCGTGTTCAGCCGCGTCAACTTCAACGCGGCCAACTCGACCAACACCGGCGAGTTCAAGAAGCTGCCAGGCATCCCAGCAGAAGACCTGACCATCACCGCTTACAGCGCGATGAAGGAGAAAGGTGCCCCGTTCTACACCGTCGTCGAGACCGGCGGCCAGGTTGACGCCGGCCGGGTGATCAACTCGAAGTCGACGTCGAGCTTTGGCGAGTACATCGACGACGTGTTCAACCTGGACGGCTTCGTGAACTCGCTGCGAGTGAACCTGTACAACGCCTTGGCCAATGTGCCAACCAAGCTGAAGCAGACCCCAGAGGGTCAGCAGGTCCTGATCGATGCTGCTGCGCAGATCGGCCAGCGCTTCATCGATAACGGCTACCTTGGCGCTCGACAGTACACGAGCGACGAGACCGGCGAAGAGGTCTTGAGCGATGGCTACGAGATCCTCAGCAAGGCTGACGACATTCTCGACCTCACCGACGCCGAGCGCGCAGAGCGCCTGGCCGCCCCAATCATCATGCGCCTGTTCCGTGCCGGCGCCATCCACGCCGTAGACGTAACCGTCAACGTCGACTGAGGAGATCCCGGAATATGTCGCTTAACAACATGTCAGTCGAGAACACGATTCTCGTCATCACCGGGATCGGCGTCATAAACGACTGGGGCCGCACTGACCCGCCGTTCACCATCGAATGGATCGATGATAACGGAAACCTGATTCGCGGCCTTGGCGGAAATGGCGTCAGCTTCTACCGAAAGAATCCTGGTCTCCGCGTCACGGTAAACCTGAATCCAGGTAGCCCGCAGGCAACCGCACTGCAAGCAATGCTGAATGCCAAGACCGAGCTGTCTGGCTCCTACGCCTCGGTCGCCGGTTTGGAGGGTGCCGTGTTCTCCGAAGGCATCTTCACACGTGGCAAGTCCATGGCCCGGGGCGGCCCCGGCCTGAATGACGGCACCTTCATCATGGAATTCAACAAGGCGAAAGTGGCATGAACCAGGCCCAGGACTTCATCCGCAAGATCGAGCACGAGGGTGTGACCTACACCTTCGGCATGCCCAGCGCTGAAAAGCAGCGCGCCGTGCTGTTCCGGCTGGGCAAGTACGGTGTCGAGCCGCTGATTCGCGGCCTGGCCCAGGCCGAGCTGGGCGCCGCGTCGTCGGTGGCCATCGCCGGCCAGATCGTTGGCGTCATGCTGTCGCGCATCCCAGAGGATGACTTCAACTTCATCTGCGACACGATGCTGGGGCAGATGCACAAGAACGGCGAACCGCAGACGATCAACGCGTTCTCCGGCCGCCTGAAGACCTACTTCACCCTGGTGGTTTTGGCCCTCGGGAACGTGTTCGAGGATTTTACCGGACTCCTGACCCTCTTCCAGAGCTCTACCGCTTCAGCCGGGGAGCCAGGGGCGAGTCAGGAGAGCGCCTCAACCCAGCCATCGACTGGGACCTCTGGCGACCCTGCGTAGGCATCCCCGGGGTTTGTCCTCCGCTCTGCACCTACAAAGACCTCACTGACGGCACCTACTCGCTGGGCTGGGTCAAGCGCGCCAACCTGGCGATGGATGAAATGCTCTACGTGCGGCAGCTGCACGACGAGATCCGGAGAGCGAACCCGTGAAAGTACTTGAGAGCTTCCTGATCGCCCTGGGCATCAAGGTCGACGAGAAGTCATTCCAGAAGGCCGATGCGGCGTTTGGCGGCCTCACCAGGTCGGCCCTGCAGTTCGGCGCCGTGCTGGCGAGCAAGCTGGCCATAGACAAGGTGGTGGGCGACTTCAAGAACGCCGGCACCGCGCTGGACAACTTCAACCGCCTGACCGGGCTCAGCACGCAAAATGTGCAGGCGCTGGGCCAAGCACTGGCCGCCCAGGGCGGGAATGCGCAAGACGCCTTCGCGGCCATGCAGAAGATCCAGGACCTGATGGCATCGCCCATCACCGGTAACGTCGGCTGGTTCGGCGACGTAGCCAAGCTGGGCCTGGACCCGAACGCTATCATTGGCGCACAGGACACGGCAGAGGCCCTGGCCAACATCGCCGGCGCCTTCGAGAAGATGACGCCGCTGAACCAGCGCCTCGCCGGCCAAGCCCTGGGCTTCGACGAGAACACCATCCGCCTGCTGATGAAGGGGCGCGACGAGGTCGAGAAGCAGCTGGATTCCCGCAACAAGCTGGGCATCATGACCCAGAAGCAGGTCGAGGACGCGGCACGCCTCACCAAGGCGAACGCCGAGCTGAACCTGGTGTTCACCGACATGGGCAATACCATCGCTGGCGAACTGGTGCCGGCCTTTGCCGAGTTGGCCGAGGACTTCACCGCCTTCTACCGCGACAACAAGGACCTGGTGGATTCTGGTCTGGAGGCCTTCTTCGGTACTCTGGCCAAAAACATCGAACTGGTCTCAGCCGCCCTTGTTCTCATGGGCGGCGCCAGCGCCTTGAAGGGGCTTGCCGCTCTGCGTGCACTGGTAGGCCTGGGTGGTGCTGCAGGCGCTGCTGGTGCCGCCGGTGCGGCCGCGGGCGGTGCGGCTGCAGGCGCATCTGGGCTGGCTGTGGCAGGTGGTAGCGCGGCTGCGCTGCTGTACTCCGGCAGCCTGAACGCTGGTGAAGACCAGGAGCTGCTGAATAACCGACTTCGCAAGGGCGGATCTGAGGCTGCTGCAGCCGTCATGGACTTTTTCCGCGCCAAGGGCTGGTCTGTCGAGCAGGCCGCCGGTATTGCGGCGAACCTGGAGCAGGAAAGCGGCTTCCGACCAGATGCCGTGGGCGACGGCGGAAATGCCTACGGCCTGGCCCAGTGGCACCCGGACAGGCAGGCGAACTTCGCCAAGTACTCCGGCAAGGACATTCGCAGTTCTACCGCAACCGAACAGCTCGAGTTCATCAACCACGAGCTGACCAAGGGGGCCGAAAAGTCAGCTGGTGAGCGGCTGAAGTTGGCAGCAAGCGCCAGGGAGGCCGCGGGCATCGTCTCGCGTTACTACGAGCGCCCGGCAGACGCCGATGGCGAGGTTTCCCGGCGTGGCGACATCGCCGATAACTACGGACTGCCTCAGGCGCCGGCATCTGCGGCTCCGGTTGTGGACCTGCGCGACCCAGAGCAATGGGCCAAGGTCCAGGCTGACCTTTCCAGGTCTGGGCAGCAAGGCCCAAGCATTCTGGAGCAAATCGACGCTTGGGCGAAAAAGCAGCGTCGGGCGCCAGAGCAGTATTCAGCAAGCGATGTCGTTACGCCGGCGGGCTCAACAGTATCCGCCGCTGCGAGCCCGTCAGCACCCGCTCAGCAAGTGCAAAACGTGGACAACCGCCAGTTCCATATCCACGGTGCGGATACCGGCAAAGTCGAGCAGCTGTGGAACGAGAAGCTGAGCAAGCTGATTGACCAAACCACCCAAGACTTCAGGAGCCCGGAAAAATGAGCATTGCCGATGGGGTCATGAGCATCTTTTCCAAAACGCTGCCCATGCTTGGCCCTATCGAGTTCGACGCCAAGCTTGAGGGGGCGACCAGCAAGGCTGTGCAGTTGACCGAGTTTCCTGTGGAGTTCGGCACCAACGGCAACGACCATGCCCGCTTGCTGCCTGACCGCTACCTGCTGACCGGTGCGGTATCCAATACTCCGCTGGGCATCGGCCTTGATGACTTGGGCATGATGGGCGTGGGCGCGATCTCCAGCGCCATTGGCGGGGTGGCAGGGGCAGCCGTATCGACGGTGTCAGCCTACTTGCTGTCGGGGAGCGAGGCTACCCGTGCCGCAACCGCTTGGGCCGCCCTGACGGCGCTCCTGCAATCCCGGTCCAGATTCGACTTGGTCACCGAGTACGAAACGCTCAAGAACATGGTCTTGATCAGGCTGGATCAGCGTACGAGGCCCGATGATGAAGATGGTTTGGTCTTCGTTGCCGAACTGCAGCAGGCCAGGGTCATCAGCTCCCAAGTAACCCGGGGCGTTACCTCAGCAGACCAGCTGCTTCAGAACGACCCAGTGGCCACACAGGGCGCCCCCATGGTTTCTTCTGGGTTTGCATCTGTGGAGGTGATCCAGTGAGCCGGTACAGGGTTGAGGTTCAACCCCTACCGGCTCAGACCTTCAGCGCCCCGCTAGGCAGCAACACGCTGACATTGGAGCTGCAGTGGATGGCCCGGCTTGAGGTCTTCCGCGTCAATATCAGTACAGCTGCCGGCTTGAATCTAACGTCTGGGCGCTTCCTTCTGCCAGGTGTAGATCTGCTGGCCGGCCTGTACCCGCCGCCCAAGGTGAACTACGGGTGCCTCACCCTTGAGGGTAAGCAGCCGACCCCTAACAACCTGGGCATCGACAATACGCTGGTGTGGTCCGATGAGTGATGAAATCTACCTGCGCCGGTACCGGCTGAAGCTTGGCCGTGACTCGGGCGGCAAGATCTACGAGATGCGCCCTGACGGTGACGGCCTGCGCATCACGTTCCAGATCATCCACTTCGCCGGCAATGCGTTCAGCGTGGCCGAGATCACCATCTACAACGTTTCCGACTACTCGACAAGGCAGATGCTGGGCGACGGCACGGCCAAGAAATACGAGTTCATCTCGCTGGAGGCAGGCTATTCCAGCACCTTCGGCAGCGTGTTCCTGGGCCAGATCACCAACGTGCAGAAAGTCATGGAGGACGGCGGCTCAACCCGGGGCGTCAAGTTCTTCTGCCGCTCACAGGCCAAGGAGCGGGACGAGCGAATCATCAACCTGACCCTGTCCCCCGAGACGGACCCGGTCCAGATTATCGAGGAGTGCGCCGAGCGCTTTGGCGGGGAAATCCAGTTTTTCGGGGACTTCTCAGACCTCAAACGCCGATCCGGGGGCACCGTGCTCCAGGGCAGCCCAGTCGCCTGCATGAACGAACTTGCAAGCACCTGGGGGTTCGACTGGATGATCGAGAACGGCGCCACCAAGATCATCAAGAATGGCTTCGCCATGCCCAACGAAGTGTTCGTGATCAGCGCCGCCAGCGGAATGATCGGCTCCCCAGTGGTGACCGACACCGAGGTCGGAATCAGGTGCACCCTGAATCCCAAGCTAAAGCTGGGTGACACCATCAAGCTCGAATCCATGGCCCCGCAGTTCGAATTCTCCGGGGCCTTTTTCTACGAGGTGCCCCGCACGATCGGCGAGGGCTTCTACCGAATCAACTCCCTGGCCGTCATCGGTGACTCTCACGGCGACCCGTGGGAAACCCAGATCAGCTGCTTGCGGCTCGACACGATGGCCCAGTCTGGAATCTCTGCTAGGGCGACCCGATGAAAGACCCATTGGCCTCCCGCACACGGGAACAGTTCGCCAAGATGCTGCGCGAGATCTTTGGCGAGTACCTCAAGGACAACGTACGCACCAGCGTTCCGGGGCACGTTCTGAGCTTCGACCCCGCTACGCAGCTGGCCCAGGTGCAAATCGGCCTGATGATCGAAGACCGGCTTGGCAACGCCGAGCCACGCCGGCCTATCGTCCGCGTTCCAGTTCAATTTTGGGGCGCTTCCGGGGGAACTTTAGAGTGCCGGGTGGCCGAAGGCGTCGAGGGGTCGATCATGTTCTCGCAAGAGTGCATCGACTCCTGGGTCGACCAGGGCGGAGTGGCTGCCAAGTCGGAGCCGAGGCGCTTCTCCATGAACGATGCCTACTTCATGCCCGGCGTGCGATCCGTGCCAGGGGCGATCACCGACTTCGCCAATGACGGTATCCGCCTGCGCAACAACAGCGGCTCGATGTATGCCTGGCTGAAGGATGACACCTCCATCTCGCTCAGCAATGGCGCTGGGTTCATCACGATAGGCGCAGATGGCACGGTGAACATCAACGGGGTGACCATCAGCCCTGCCAGCCTGGTCACCACGCCGAATGACGTTGTCGCCGGGCCGATCAGCCTGAAGCTGCACAAGCATTCAGGCGTTCAGCCTGGCACCGGAACCAGCGGGGTATCCGTTCCATGACCGTGCGCAAGCTCGATGCCAACGGCGACCTGGCCATGGGCCAGGATAAGCTCATGACCGGCTACTCAGCCGAAGAGGTGGCGCAGAACGTGCGCACCCGGCTCAAGTTCTTCCTGGGCGAATGGTTCCTGGACACCTCAGACGGTACCGACTGGTTTGGCGGCGTGCTGGGCAAAGGGTCCCGCCTCGCGACACGCGAGTCGATCATTCGCCGGCGCATCCTGCTCACCCCGGGCTGCGTGGGCATGACGGCCTTCAGCGTCACCTCGGATGCGGTAACCCGGCAGCTGACCGTGGCCGCGACCATCACCAGCGCCTCAGGCGAGAGCGCAGACATCAACTTCGTACAGGCAATCGTCTAAATGGCTGAGATCACCGACCAGGGCATCACAGGCACGTCGCTCAACGACTACCTGGCCGACATCAATGCGCGCACGCTGGCGATCGACCCAGACTGGAACATCGACGCCGACTCACCAGATGGCCAGCGCATCGGCATCGAGGCCGAGATGCTGGCGAACCTGGACGAGGGCCTCGTGGCCGCCTACCGCGCGAAGGACCCCGACAGCGCCACTGCAGAGGCCCTGCGAAACATCGGCAAGATCTCCGGCGTGGCCATTCGCGATGCCACCTATTCGGTCGCGCCGATCACTATCACAGGCTCGGCCGGTACCGTGCTTCCGGCCAACTCGCAGATCCGGAGCAGGATCGATAACACGCTCTGGCTGACCACCGCGGCAATCGTGATCGGCGTCTCGCAGAGCGCCCCGGGCTTCGCGACCTGTGTAACGCCAGGCCGCGTCCTGGCGGGTGCCGGCGAGCTCACAGTGATCGGTACGCCGTACCCTGGCTGGTCCTCGGTTACCAATGCTGCTGCTGCCCCGGGCGAAGACGCCGAGTCCGACGTTGAATTCCGCGCCCGCCGGAACAACTCGGTATCTCTGCCCGGCAGCAACATGAAGGACAACATGCTGGCAGCCGTTGCAAACGTCGCCGGCGTGACCGACGTGAAGATCCTGGAGAACAACAGCGACGACCCGACCGACCCTGACGGCATTCCATACACTGCCATCGCGGTCATCGTGAACGGCGGCACTGACCAGGGCATTGGCCAGGCCATGTACTCGAAGTACAACCCAGGAACCCCGATGTATCCCCGCTACAGCACCAAGACCGATACCTGGGTTGATCCGCCGGGGGCGACAGGCGTCAAGGTTCAAATCACCTCGCCATCGACGGGCAACATCGAGACCATGACTTTCCAGCGCGCAGTGGCTCTGCCGATCTACGTTTCAGTCACCGTTCAGCGCAAGGGAAACCTGCCAAGCGACATCGAGCAGCGGATCAAGGACGCCATCGTCGAGGATTCGACCAAGAAGCTGTTCTCCGGCGACCAGGTGAAGGGCTTCAATCAGGGAGGCTACGACATTGGCGAGGTAGTGCCCGTCGGGCGCCTTTACACGCCGGTCAACAAGGTGCTTGGCCAGTACGGCGACAGCTACATCACCAGCCTGACGATTGGCCTTAGCGCCGGAAGCCAGGGTGTAACGCCAATCCAGCCGGGTATCGCAGAGTTGGCCACCTTCGACCCTGACAACATCACGGTATCGGTGCCGCTATGAAAATGGACCACGTAGCGCGCGCGAAGAAGCGGATCATCAACCAGTACCGCGGCAAACAGCGGATGACGCGGTGGCTAACGCTGACACCGACCATCGCCAACGAGAAGCTTGAACAGCCGATCAGCCAAATCTACTCGGCCTACGACGTCGACACGGTCACCGGTGAGGACTTGGACGTCATCGGCCGCATCGTCGGCGTGCCGCGGCCAATACTGCGCGGCGCGGCCTACGACGTCTTTGGCTATGCAGGGAACGACAACTACACCAATTACAACGTCGCGCCCTACATCGGCGATGGCGCGGCGGTGGATGCCCCCCTAAACAATGATCTGTACCGCAAGCTGATCAAGGCAAAGATCGCCAGAAACGTCAGCGACGGCACCAGCGACAGCATCATCAAGCTGCTCGAGGTCGTTATAGGGGTGAAGGTCACAGCCCTGAATAGCAATGGCGACAAGTCGTTCGACATCGGCATCGCTTCAGAGCTGGACAACACCACGCAGTTCTTGCTCGAGAACTTCGACCTCATCCCCAGGCCGCAGGGAACTCGCATAGGGCAAATCTACGTGCTCCCGACCAACATTGATGAGATCGAGCGCACCTCAAGCTTGATCTTTAACTACGCCAACTTCACCTTGCCCGGAGACGTTTCCTGATGGCACGACAGCCTTTCAACCGCCGCTGGGCAGAGAATGTCGAGGGCCAGAGTTCCTCCACTGTGTTTCAAGAGCCGGCCGAAATCAGGATTGTGACGGGCTGGGAAGGCGGTCAGGACAAGGACGCGCCGCCGGCCGGCCAGGAGAACTGGTGGCACAACCGGGTTGACTCGGCGCTGCAGGACCTCGAACGAAAAGGGGTTATGCAGTATCACCCCCAAGCACTCTATTCCGTGGGCGCCCCGTGCTACACCCCCGAAGATGGCCTGTTCTATGAGTCGATCGCCAACAACAACGCCGGCAACCCGCCGGCCAGCAGCCCGACGTTCTGGAGGTTGATAGGAGCAAGCCTCTATTCGTCATTCAGCGTTGGTGAATACAAGGATGTGGCCCATAACGGATCGCCGGATCCTGGGTGGCTTAAAGCTGTCGGTTCGGTTCTTTTGCGCTCTGCCTACCCAAAGCTCTTTGCCAAGATCGGAACGACCTTCAATACTGGCGGCGAGTTAAGCACTGAGTTTCGCCTTCCGGACTGGAGGGGGGCGTTTCCGCGCTGCTTGGATGATGGGAGGGGTATAGATGCTGGGAGAGTAATGAATGGCGTTCTTCAGCCAAGTCAGAACCTTGCTCACACTCACGGTGCATCAACTTCCTCTGCGGGTCTACACAACCATTCCACTACATTCGCTCGAGACCTGGTAAACGGCGACTACACCCAGAACCGTGATGCAGTCCTGGGGGACCAGATAGAAGAGGGAACACAGACGATTCAAACCAGTAGTGCCGGGTCACACCAGCACGTTGTAAGCATCAATTCGAATGGTGGCACTGAGGCTCGCTCCGTGAACCTTACGCAGGTCCGTTGGATTAGATACCTATGAACCAGAAAACCGTCTACCAGTACGACCAAAACGGCTTCTACCTCGGCGAGACCGTTGCCGAGCGCGACCCTCAAGTACCCGGCAACTGGCTTCTTCCGGCCGGGTGCACTGAAACCAAGCCGCCGATCTTCACTGCCGGCAAGCTGCCGAAGTGGGTCGGCTACAAGTGGAAACTGATCAGCCCGTAGGTGAGATATGGAACGCAAGGCGAAGAGACGCTTCACCGACAAGATGGAGCTTTTCTGTCTCGCCTATGTCGAGACCGGGAACGCCTCCGAGGCCTACCGGCGGTCCTACAACACCTCCAACATGGCCGACAAAACAGCCCAGCGGGAGGGTTACAACCTTCTACAAAACCCTCTCGTTCAGGCACGCATCGAAGAATTAAGGATCAAGGTCATGGAACGTCACGAAATCACCGTGGACACGCTCCTGGCTGAGCTGGAAGAGGCTCGCCTGCTCGGCAAGGAGACCGGCAAGGCTTCGGCCATGGTCACGGCCTCGATGGGCAAGGCAAAGCTCCTGGGCCTCGACAAGCAGATTGTTGAGTTGACCGGCAAGGATGGTGCGCCCATCGAGACGAAATCCACGGTCAAGGTTGACCAGGAAGCCCTTGAATCGGTACTAGCACGCCTATGAGTGCACTCCTCGATTGGGAATCCATGAGCATCGAGGAGAAGCAGGCCGCCAAAAGCATCAGTGAGCACTCGCCGCTTTCGTTCATGAGGGTGTGGTTCCAGCTGAACCAGGGCATGAAGATGCTCTGCAACTGGCACCACCGGTACATGGACCACACAGCGCTGCGCGTGCTCAGTGGCGAACTGAAGAACGTCGTGTTCAACATGCCACCAGGTGGCACAAAGACCGAGTACTGGTCTATCCACCTTCCAGCCTATGCCATGACCGTGCGCGAGCGCACGCGTACGCTGAACGTCTCCTACTCCAATTCCCTAGTGGTTGAGAACTCCGGCCGCATCCGGTCGATCGTCTCCAGCCCCGAGTACCAGGAGCTCTGGCCCGTTTCAATGGGCAAGGCCGATGTCGAGAACTGGTCGCTGATCGACGGCAAGGGCCGCACCAGGCACCAGCTGTTCAGCCGCTCCACCGGCGGCCAGATCACCGGCTGCCGGGGCGGCTACATCTCCAAGGACTTCACCGGCTTCATCAACCTGGACGACCCGGAGAAGGCCGACAGCGCGTTCTCGGCGACCATGCGAGCCAAGGCCCAGCGGATCGTGACAAACACGCTGCGCAGCCGGCGCGCATCGCCTGATACCCCCGTCATCTGCACCCAGCAGCGCCTGCACACGGACGACGTGTCCGGTTTTCTGCTCAAGGGTGGTATGGGCTTGGACTTCGCGCACATCAAGGTGCCGGCCCTGGTCACCCGCGAGTACATCGCATCTTTGCCAGATGGCATCCGCGAGCATGCGGAGCGCGACGTGTTCAGCGGTCCTTCAGTGGTGCGAGGCGGGGTTGAATACTGGTCCTACTGGCCTGCCAAGGAATCGGTCTACGACCTGATGGCTCTGTGGGACAAAGATACCTACACCATGGTCAGCCAGTACCAGCAGGAGCCCGTTGCGCTCACGGGCGGCATGATCGACCCGGACTGGTTCAAGACCTACGAGCAGCTGCCGTTCTTGGTCTGGCGTGGCGTCTACGTGGATACCGCTCAAAAAACCGGCGAGCAGCATGACTTCTCGGTATTCGCCCACTGCGGCCTAGGCGTGGACGGGAACCTCTACATCATCGAGATCGTGCGGGGTAAGTGGGACGCAGGAGACCTAGAGGCCGAGGCGCTGCGCGTTTGGGAACGCTGGAAGCCGTGGGACCAATTCCGGCCCGCGGCCCTGCGCTACATGCGTGTCGAGGACAAGTCCAGCGGCACCGGCCTGATCCAGACCATCAGCAAGAAGGGCTCTATCCAGATCGAGCCCCAGCCGCGCGGCCCAGCCGCCAACAAGGTCACGCGCTGCATGGATGCCGTGCCCTGGTTCAAGTCCGGCCGTGTGTTCGTGCCTGCGATATACGACGAGCAGGGCAAGTCCATAACACACGTCAAAGACCACCGTGGGCAGGACCTGTGCACCACTGAGTGGGTCACCACCTTCCTCACCGAGGCCGCAGCTTTCACGGCCGACGACAGCCACGACCACGATGACCAGGTCGACACCATCTTCGATGCCGTGGCCGACATGCTCATCAACGATACCAGCAGCTTCTTCTCCGGCGGCTGGATCTCCTAACACCTCGTTTCGCTGACCGCGCCCAGGCGCGCTCTACCAACTCGCCCAAAGGAAATGACATGGCTGATCAAACTCAGCGCCTTGAGATCGCGACTGTGCGCGCGGAAGTCGGCAGCAACATCGTTTACCGGTTCGCCAATGATGCCGCTGCTGCTACTCCGATCCCGACAGAGTCTGGCGACATCCCGAACCTCAAGCAGATCATTCTTGACATCCAGTTGGATGCTACTGAAAAAATCAGCATTTCCACCACGATCTATCCGACGGCTTCGGCAGGCCTTGCCGCCACCAGCGACCAAGAAATCTTCTTGGTTCAATCGGATGACGCCAACGAGATCTACACAGTCTGGAAAAACAATGCTGGAAGTGCTGTAAATACCGGTAAAAGCGCCATGTCGTCCGAGGCTATACAGCAGGCGCTCCAAGCTTCGAATGAGGCCGCTCAGGCAGCCGAAGACGCTGCTGACGTAGCAACGAACCGTACAGCAGGCTTTCTTTCTCCATCGTTAGTCGATCCTGTTGTGCGCGACAATGGACTTCCGCTGGAGCAGGGCGACCGGTACTTCAACACTGCTGATCAGCTTGAAAAAATCTACACAGCTAGTGGCTGGGCGGCTAACGATAGCATTGAGGCGATCGAGTCAATTCGAAACTCTTCCGACCCAGAAAAGGGAGGTAGAGAGGTAGGCTACGACGGCGCCAATGTATCGGACATGCTCGACCTGGCCAGGCCGCTGGCCGACTATCCTGCACTTCGTAGCTATTCAGGTTCCGCTAAGATCGTACGCATCACCAAGGCTGGCATCGAAGGATTCTTTGCCAAGCTAGCATCTGGGAGCTATGTGGACGACAACGGCATTACGATAGTGTCAGCCACTGGTGAAGCATGGCGAAGGCTTTTCGTTGGGGATATCTACGTAGTCTGGTTTGAGCCACCTACGGGGGGTGTTGACGCGCTTGCCGCATTCAACCGTGCGGCCGCTGCGGCGGTTGCCGCGCAAAACGGATCCTCATCTGCCAGCACCCCAAGAGTGGTCGTCAGTGAAGGAACCTATACCCTTAGTGGCCCAACAGCGGGGTCCGTAAAGTGGCTTCTCCTCCCGACGGGCAAGTTGACTACTCCAAGCGTTATCCCAGGATTGGACTTCAGTTGTGAGCGACTATCAGGAAAAGTAGACAGGAGAACGGGAAGCAAGCAATTCACCTCAATGATTGTCGGTGACGGCGCGATGTCAGCAAACAAAGTGCTGACAGAGATCGGCGCCCCGAACCTGTTCCCTGCCGAAATCATGGGCTGCTCCAGCAATGCTGCCGGCGGAATTATGGGGAGTAGCCGAACCGGATCCCGCGACGGCTTCGACATGGCTTCTATCGGCGTGATCGGGCTGAGCGTCAACGACAACCTGACCACCCTCAAGCCAGGCTATGGGTTTTATTCTGAAGGCGTAAGGCTCTCAGGTGCGGGCAATGAGAACGCGGCAGAGCTGACCATCGTCAACTATGGTTCTGTGGTCGCAGATACGCCAAATCGAACCCGCGGTGCGACGGATGGAGAGACGTACAACCTGTGCCTGTCGTCTGGCGGTGCTTTAGGTTCTGGTGCACAGGACGCCACCGGCGCGATCCTGATTACGCAGAAGGCCGCCGGCGCCTATGAAAAGGGTATTGTATTCAAAAATGGTTCTGTAAAGTCCAATACTGCAATCGCCATGTGGGAGAACCAGCGCATTACGCTGTTTGGAACCGGCAACCAGGGTGTTGAGCGGGAGGGCGTCCGGTATAGCGGGTTTGTCGCCGCAAACGAACAGGGCGTTGCATCTATCGGTACTTGGGACAACCCTAGCGCATCATGGCGCGGGATTACCATCCAATCGAGCGCGTTATCACCTACCAATGACAATGTAATGTCTGTTGGCACCCCTTCACTTAGAACCAGTGTTATTTACTCGGCTACAGGATCAATTCAGACGTCCGACGAAAGATCTAAAGTTGAAATATCAGACATACCGGATTGCGTTCTGGATGCCTGGGCATTGGTTAAGTACAAAACATATAAACTCTCCGATTCCGTAACGAGCAAGGGAGGGGATGCTCGCTGGCATTTCGGAATCACGGCGCAAAGTGTTAAGGAGGCTTTTGAATCGCTAGGCCTGAATCCTTTCGATTACGGTGTCCTGTGCTACGACTCGTGGGATGATCAATGGGAGGAGATCCCAGAGGTGACGCGCAGCGTGCCAGCTATTTACTCAGAGATCCTTGACAGTAAAGGCCAGAAAATCCTCGTGAGCGATGCAAGACTCGAGATCATTGAGCCGGCCAGGCGAGAGCTCAAGGTGGCTGCAGGAGATCGGTATGGCGTCCGGTACGACGAAGCTGCCATCCTCAGTCTTGCTCTTCTTCAGCGCGCTGTAGAAAGGTCAGCCTCTTAGGCTGCACAGAAACGAGGCGCGTGGCTCACCTTCAGGCACATTTTCCGTTTACAGCCTAACCTGTGCGGGCTAAGCTCTGGCCGGTAGACGCCGGAGGTCGCGCCACGATGCTCTTCGGCTGGATTTAGAAAGGGAAAAACGCGCCTTTATGAAAATCGCTTGCCTGATGATGCAGAAGAACGAAGGGCCATTATTGCAGTCATGGGTCGACCATCATCTGAAAATTTTCGGTCCTGAGAATATTTTCATATACGACAATGGATCTACTGATGCGGAAACCAAAAGTGCACTTGTTTCCGCGGCAAAATTAGGCGTCAATGTATATTATGAGTTCAACACCAGAAAGCATTTTGAAGATAAAGGCAACCTGTTTACGGCAAAAATCCATGAGCTAGAGTTGTCAGGTGACTACGATTTCTTCTTCCCTTTAGACGGAGATGAATTTTTAGCTGTCCAGACTTCTGAGGGCGCTCTTAGCGTTGAGCCAGAGGTAATTCGAGAAAGTCTTCGGCCATATCTGAGCTCGCCAGATGTTCTTATGATTGATAGCGAGTATAATAATAATCCCATGGCACGGGACTATTATAAGCGTAGAGACATACAAAGGAAGTGTTTCTTCGCTAAAGGCGCATGCCTTTTGCTAGATATGGGCTACCATAATTGCAAGGCTAAGCTGTCTAGCGCGGAGGTGAAGACTCCTGTTGTTTACCTTCATTTCCATAATAAGAGCTATGATAACTATCAAAGGTCCGCCAAGGAAAAAATGGTAGGTCGCGTAAAAGACTTCTCAGAAGAAACTCTGAAAGCGCACTTGGCGGAAAGGAAAATAGGTTTCCACGTAATTCCCGCCTTGCTCATGAGCAGGAAGGAATATGAAAGTGGATTTGATATAGTAGACCATATCTATTTCCCCGACCTAAGAAAGTCTGTGGCTGGGGATGGCTATAACGGTTTCTTTGATGGTTTTTCTCTGAGATCTGCCAAGGGAACCATAGAGTCTATTGAAAAAACCACAAATGGCATAGAAATAAAAGGCTGGGTAGTTAGTGACGCCGGAGAGCGCGCAGAGTCTTTGAAGGTGCTGATGGATGGCCAGCGTTTGAATGCCTTGAAGGTCGAGTACATCTCAAGGAAGGACGTGGTTAAGACAGGAATTTCTAAATCCGAGAGCTGTGGTTTTCACATAGTAGTGCATGATAGCTCTTGCGATGTTTCTAGGCTTAAGGTTGTTGCAGTGGTCCAGGGGGAAGACCGCCAAATCAAGCGAGGCTGATCCTCAATTCGACATAAGCAAAGGCCCGATGGCAACGGGCTTTTGCTTTCGATAATTCAAGACTAAATCAAACGATTAAACCAATACCCCGTTACCTTTAGACCAAAAAAGTAGCTGAATTCCTTTTTTGCTTGTCTGTACTTCAAGTTTTGTCCCATCAATGGCAATGTAGTCATCAATGAGTTTGCTTCGCTTCAGTCGCTCTAGAGATCCTTGAGTATTTTCTATAGCGAAGCTTTCGTGTGTGTCGCTTTTATCCATTCCTGATAAAACATCAGAGAGCAAGATCGATGGCGTACTCATTTCTTGCTTAAATGGAATATCGAAATTGTTTCCGTCGACGGTTATATTGCTAATGTACTCATAAATAAGTTTGTGAAGTTTTAGATCAAGCTCGGTCAGGCCAAGCACATCCTTAATAAATATTTCAGCAGTGCTGCCGGTGTTGCCAAGTGCGGAAGATGAGGCAAACACGCCTGACAAGTAATCAACAGCCAGCAAGCTGCTTTCATCAATAGTGCTTTCTTTAATTAGCTTTAACTGATATTCATCGGTTTTTCTACGGGGGATAGAAGTGTCCGATATTTTTAGAACTGCTTTATCTATGATCATGCTCAATAAAGTCTCGCGATCTTTTTGCATGCAATTCACTTGGCAATTTTCGTAATCTTTTATAGACATACCAGCTCCTTCAGTAGCTTTTGGCTTAACAATTTGTTTCATCTTACCCACATTTGCCTGAGATGGTAAGCAGCTTCGCCACCCTAGAAAAACCCATTAAGCCCGCCCAGCGTGGGCTTTTTTTCGCCTGGAGAAACCATGGCCAGACTCACCGAACCCCAGGCCGGAGGCGCGAATGTGCTCCGGTTTCTGGATCTGATCGCTTTTTCCGAAGGCACCTCGACCGTGAAAGCCAGCGACGATGGCTACAACGTGCTGTACGGTGGCGGCCTGTTCCAGGGCTATGCCGATCACCCGCGCCGCAAGCTCACTTTCCCCATCAACGGCAAGCCGGTCACCAGCACGGCCGCCGGGCGGTATCAGCTTCTCGAGCGGTACTGGGACGCTTACCGCGTGAGCCTACGGCTGTCCGGCGGGTTCACTCCGGAAAATCAGGACCGGGTAGCGCTGCAGCAGATCCGCGAGCGCCGCGCCCTCGACGATGTCAAAGCCGGCCGCATCCAGGAGGCGATCGCCAAGTGCTCGAACATCTGGGCCAGCTTTCCGGGCAACAGCTATGGGCAAAACCCGCACCGCCTGGACAAGTTGCTCGGGCGCTGGGTAGAGCTCGGCGGAGCGCTGGCATGAACTGGCTGGCCGCTGTGCCTGCCTGGTGCTGGTGGTTGATCGCGCTGGTGCTGGTCGCTGGCGGACAGCAGTACCGCGTGGTGGTCGCCCAGGGCGAGACGGCCGAGGCCCGAACCATGAACTGGCTGGCCGCTGTGCCTGCCTGGTGCTGGTGGTTGATCGCGCTGGTGCTGGTCGCTGGCGGACAGCAGTACCGCGTGGTGGTCGCCCAGGGCGAGACGGCCGAGGCCCGAACCGAACTGTCAGATTACCGCCTGCAGGTAGCCGAGCGCGACCGGCGCGCTGCGGCCCAGGCCCGACAGGAAGAACAACGCCGCCAAGCTGTGGCGGACAAGGAGGGCGAGAGTGCACGACAAAAACTGGAACTGGCCCAGGGCCGCGCCGCTGCTGCTGAGTCTGCTGCTGGTGGGCTGCGGGGTGAAATCGATCGACTGCGCGCCGGCCGAGCAGCCACCTGCGGTGCCATCGCTACCCAGCAGCGCCAGGCAGGAACCTCTGCCGTCGTGGTGCTCGGGGGATTGCTTGAGGAAGCTGACCGAATGGCGGGAGACCTCGCGAAAGCGCTTGAGCGAAGCCGAATAGCTGGGCTGGCGTGCGAGTCGATCTATAATGGCCTCACCATAAAGGGGAGACCAGATAGTGAGCAGTCGCCACGATAACGCCAAGGCCGGCGAGTTCTTGCCCGGCATCATCATGCCGCCGGAGATCCATGGCCTGCTGCGCAAACGGCTGGCCCAGATCGAGACGGCCGACAGTGCTGTCAACTGCCTGATCGCCCAGGCCAGGGCCGAGAGCCTGGTGGAGGCGCTTGAGGTGCTGAAGGCGATTTCTGCCCAGGCCATCGAGCGGCTGTACGAAGTGGTCGAGCATTCGACGCAGGCCAGGCTGGCGGAGCTTGGTCAGTCCTGA